ATGTATTAGAGAAAATATATGGGGACCAACCACAGGAAAGCATTTGAATTGGATTAATAAAGATAAATATATAAGGGTTGATTCAAAGACTTTTCAGGATAGGCTACAAAGATTAAGAGATAAATATGAAAAGAAAGACTAAAGAATATTTGATTATATTTGCGTTTTTATCTGTGCCAATATCATACACATTGTTAATATTTGTTTATATGAAGTTTTATCAATGAATAACCTTAAATTTAATATATTAATGGCTTGTATGATTATTATCACGTTCATTTATACATTAATCACAGTTTAAGACACATAATAAATATTTAGGGGGCTATCCTTAGGGGTGGCCCTTTTTTTATGGTGTGTGCACTATTTCTTTATCGAAAATTTGACAATTAATAATTAAATAATATTATTTTTTTATGTTTAACATTAAAAACAAATCTAGTAAACAAGGGGAGTTATTATTCATTGATAATCATCAGAATAATTTAAATTCTTTGTTTAATAGTGTGGTTAATAGCCAATCGGTAAAAACCATTAATATTGTATATGAAACATCTGATTATTCTATATTTGCAAAAGTTGACGGAAACAGAATAATTGATAAAACTAGTGCGGATATTAGCAGGATAAAAAATATATCTGAATCCATAGAACAAATAGGACAGTTTGCCCCTATCGTAGTTGAGTGGGATGACGAACTAGGTAAATTTGCTATTTTGGATGGTCAAACTAGATATGAGGCTCAAATTAGAGCAGATAGTCCTGTAAAATTTATTATTGTGGATTATATTGGTGATGATGCAACAAGGATAGACACTATCAGAAGTGTTAATAAGCATCAAAAGAATTGGATTCCGAAAGATACAGGCCATTCATTTTCTAGATGTAATAAACATGGGAATCAATTAGCTTACATAAAATATAAAGAATTTTTAGATATGGGATTATCTCATTCTGTTATTCTTAGGATGGTGGCTGAGTTTGGTAATGAGAAAGGCATAAAAAGTAAATTCTATGATGGGTTATTACCTTTAGATGAAGCTGTTTATGATAAGATAAATTCTCTTTTAAAAATGTTTAAAAATTCTGCTATGCCCGAAAAAGTATGGAATAAAGAATATTTTTGGAGAGCGTGGTTTAGTATTAGAAGGGCTAGTGTTGGCTTTAGTGCTTATAAATTCTTCCAACAATATAAAAAATACTCAAATCTATTTGGTGATAACTATTATGAAACTGATAATTTAAATGGAATCATAAGAGTTTATAATCATAACTTAAAATCTAAAAAAGACAGATTAAATTATAATGAAATTTGTTTTAAATCATCTGATAAATAAGATATAAAAGTTAGGGGGGATTGCCCTTTGCTAGTCATGGTGTCTGTAATCCCCCTTATCCCCTTGAAATTACCCCACATATAATATAAAATAACTTTAATGATTATTTGGTTTTTAAGAAATTGCAAAGTTTATTTTCTCAATTTGATTCAATTTTCCCCTCCATTAGTGGTAATTTCTGATTTTCCCCATATAATTATAATTAGGTGTTGGGGGGTTGTTATTCTTCCTCCTTTTCTTTTTTCATACTTCCCCCAATACCACATAAAAAATTTGACATCTTAATAAATTTTCCCTAAAATATTTTTATAAACAATCTAACATATGTTAGAAGAAAGAGAGTATAACATGGCAAAAACCATAGTTATTGAGGAAGAACAGAACAAAGAACAAGTTGATGAAAAACTGTTTAACCTCATAGAGAATAATATAGTTGAAATAAGGAATAGTGAAAATAGTAATACTACTATTCAGTTAATTGACTATGTATCTAAAAATGTATTCCCTAAATACAAAGATAGCAAAGACAAAGAAAAAGAACTAAGAGGTGTTAGAAAATATCTTTTAGCTGTCTATCCTTTTGATGATTCAATCGGAGTATCGAGAGGTGCTTATGATATGATGAATCAAAGAGTATCTAAGGGTGGTCAATTAGTATTTAAGAAAAAGATTACTATTAATAAAGATAAGCTAATTGATAAAAAGGGTGATAGGATTGTCATCTCTAAGATAGATGATTTACATAATAAATTCATTGATAAAAAACCTAAGATTGAGGTTGTTGATGAACCTATGGCTATGCCCCAAAATGATGAAGATTATGTCCCTAATTCTGATTTTAATGAGATATCAGAATCTTATCAAAGAGCGGACATATTAATTGAATCATTTAATGCTATGTTAAATTTGACAGATAGTGATATGTCAGATATTCTAAATGAACATGATTTACAAACATTCGTCAAGGAGAACTACAAACCCCTCAAACATATCTTTGATAGGGTGTTGGAATCAGGAAAGCAACAAAGCAAGGTTGCTTAATTAATTATGGCTCGGGTAGTGCCGAGCAGTGAGATTCTGTCAAAACTACCCACACGAAAGGATATACTATGACTGTTAGAGAATTAATAAAAGAACTATTAAAAAACGAATTAAAACTTGATGACGAAATTAGATTTTATTTTAAAATACAAGAAAGTGAGTTAGTTGGTTGTGATGTAGAATCTATTGCTTTTAGAAATCAAGTTGAGTTTACAATTCAGGAGGACAATTACAAATGTTAGAAGTACCAAAAACTAAATTAAAGATTGCAGTTTACAGACTACGAGATGTTGAGAAGATTCTTAATGGATATGATAAAAGAAACACAAGTAAGTGGCGAATGAAAGAAGCTGAAATAATTGTTAGACAAGTTAGTCAAGACTTGCTACATATATTAGAGGGAACAGATTTAAAAGATGTCGAAAAAGAAATCGAAAGATTACAGCAAAGCCTTATCAGTTGAGAAAAGTATAAAAGAATTACTAGACCAAGGATTCATAGAAAAAGTTAAATCTAACGGCTCGGCCTATTTTGTTATTACAGAAAAGGGTTTAAAATTTTATGATGAACTCACCAAGTCAACAATAATCTTTACTGCAGATTTTGATGTTGATGAACCTACTAAACATTAAATCCCAACATACAAACACACATGAGGGTTTTTATAACCCCCTGTATGCCTCTTAAAACAGGTCAAAAAACCTTGATTATGCTACGTTTTTAAGTTTCTCAACTTTAAGCTGTTCTTTAGCCCACTGCCAATCATTTTGCTTGTATTCGACTTCAACATATCTGTTGATACCATTTTCATCAATACTATTCCTATCAAACATATTAGTAAAAAAGTTGATAGACTTTTTAGTAATCCCAAACACATTCATAATTTCACCTCCTCTTTAATTATAAATCAATATCTCTTACATAAAATACAAGGCTTAGATTCTTGCTAATTTGACAACTCAGATGTTATGTTCTAACATAGGTTAGATAAAGAAAGGACTAAATGATGACTAAAAATAAAAAAGAAGATAACAGTAAATGGTTAGATGAGCATGTTATATTTAATATCTCAGGATTAAGTAAGAAAGAAAATAGAAAGTTAAGAGATAGGATATTAAAAAAGGTAGCAGATAAATTTGATAAGAAAGGAAAAGTTAATGGGTCAAGTTAAACAACATCTACAAGAAAAAGCAGAAGAGTTTATACACGAAATAGAAGACAAAGTAAGCAAAGGTAAGATGACTAAAGGTTGTGCCTATAAATTATCTGTAGATAGAAAAGATGAGATAGCTTTTGATTTAATAGGATTTGATTCAGAAGATATAGATACTCAGATAAAGATGTGGGTAGATAGTATTGAGGTAAGTAATGGAAAAAATAATTAGAGAACTAAGTATATCCGTTGCTTGTATGTTAGATGACTTAGATGATATCAAACGAAAAGATGTAGAGCATCTACAAGATTTAATTACAAAGTTAGAGAATGGGGATTGGGGGCATCAACCTTTTCCTTATCCAACAAGGCAAGAAGCTGTTAGAGATATTGAGGTGAGTAGCAATGAGTGATACTAAAATAAAGTATGTAGTAAGAGTTAATGTAAGCTATACAAAGAAATATATTGTTGATGCTACATCAATACAAGATGCAGAGGAAAGATATTTACTAGAAGGAGTATCAACTTCATTAATGGAAACAGAGGTAGATAGAGAAATAATTAGTGTATTAACAGATAGAGAGGATGCCGATAATACATGAATAACACAACAATAATCTTAATAATTTGTGCTTTAATAATAGTATTTGTATTCTTTTACGTATTAATGACGGCTGAGAAAAGAGATAAAGATGATGATTCAGGTTCTTGGTAATATTGTATGTAAGGGTGGGGAGGGGAATTAGATGTTAACACGTATATTGGATTTGTCAAATGAATTATAAGCACCAATTAGAAATAGTAAAAGAAATAACTACTGAGGGTAGAATGGACTGTCCCTTTTGTATGAACAGAGGAACATTTAATCTTACCAATAAAGAGGGAGTATTATTATGGAATTGTTTTCATGCTAGTTGTGATGCAAAGGGAGGTAGTGGAGGCAAAGTTTCTAAAGAAGATATAGAGAATTTTATATCACAAGAAAATAAAGAAACTAATCCTAATTTTATTATGCCTAAAAGTTTTATTACTTATGCAGTGCATCCTAAAGCGAGAGCATATTTAGATACATATGGAATCACTAATACAAATGCAAGAGTTATGTATGATGTAAAGCAAGAAAGAGTTGTATTTTTAGTAGAGAATCAAGGTGAGGTTGTAAGTGCTACAGGCCGTGCTTATGGTGATTTTAAGCCTAAATGGTTTAAGTATAGTAAATCAGATGTTCCCTTTATTACAGGCAATAATAAGGATATAGCAGTCATAGTAGAGGATTGTGTGAGTGCTTGTGCCGTAGAGGTCAGGTGTGGATTTACAGGCATAGCATTAATGGGAACAAGCCTACAAGAAAGTTTTATTGAACATATAACTAATAGTGCTAAAAATATTGTTATTTGTTTAGATAGAGATGCTACAGATAAATGCTTTAGTATTAAGAGTAAACTAGAATCAAAAGTTAATTCTTATATTTGGATGCTAGACGAAGACTTAAAGTATTTTGATGACGCTAAGATGGAAGAATGGAAAGGAAAAATATGCAGGATGATTTCATAATTGTTATGGCCGTTGTATTTATAGTAGTGGCTTTTATAAGTTATATATTTGTATTTGGAGGTTTATAAATGGCAAGAGGAGGCAGAGTTAGAAAAGATGATTACGAAGGTTTTGATGCTAGGGATTTTGTAATTATAGAAAAGTATGATAATAATAATATGTTGTATTTGTATGTTCCAAACTATGTGAAACAGACTTTTAAAAAGAAGTTTGATAAGTTTAAAACAGAAAATTTTGACACATATAATTCGGCAATAGTAATTAAGAAACAAATTGAAAAACAATTTATACAACTAGAAAGGGTAAGAATAAATGAGTGGTTCAGATTACACGGAAAGCAATACTAATAAATTTTTTGAAAAAATAGAGGGGGAGTTTATCTTAGATTTACAGGGCACAGAAACTTATTGTAAGGTTAGTTCCGATAGATATGATGAGATATATAAAAAACCCACTATTTCATATCATTTAAGTTTTGAGAATAATAAATTAAAAGGTTTGGGAGAATTAGATACTCATACTTTTGAGCCTCCCCAATTTGATAAAGTCAGTGGATGTTATATTGCTAACTTTAAAAGAAAACCTGAGTATAGATTGCCTTTTAGTCAAACAGGACATAAGTCTCATTATTCAGGATTCATAGATATGAAAAGCATTTCTCATAAAAGCACAGATGATATAGTTGTAGAGGTTAGTAAGTGGCTTATGATAGACGCAGGATATAAAAGAAAAAAGTATTTCTGCACGAAAAGATTTGCAGATGTTCCTATTGTAAGTATACTAAAAAAGATATGAGATTTGTTTTAATATTTTTAATTTTTTTAAGTGGTTGCTCTTATAATTTTAAGAATCCTTTTGATTCTCAAGTAAAAGACGAGATTGTAATTGAAGAGTTAGAACCCCTAGAGGAATTAGAAAAAGTTAAGCAAGAGATGAAAGAAAGGTTAGAAGAAATAAAAGATGAATAGATATTATATACAAAGATTAAGTGCAGATACATGTGAGGATGTTTTAAAAAAATATAACCCTAATGAAAAGAAAGATGTTATCATAGTAAGAATGTATGATGAGCCGTTTGATTTAAAAGTTAAGCTAAGAGAAGCCATGGCAGAAGATGAGTTTGAAACCTTTAGAAAATTAGTAAATGGTAATGGTGAGTTTAGAGATATAATTGATATTATAGTTAAGAAGAAAGAACAAGAAACCCAAGAACTTATCGTCAATAAACAAGCAGAAGAAAATAATCAGTAATCTAACATATGTTAGAAAAGAGGGAGACAGTATTGTCTGAAACCAATGGTAATGTCCGCAAGTATTTATTAAAGTCTTTACTTAAAAAAAAATTCTACGATAAGTTTCAAAAATATAACTTAGGGGATGTTTACAATCACAATATCTATAAGTGTATAGATTTAATTTACAAGCACGATAAAGATTTAGAATCTATAAGTACAGAATATCTTTCTGATTTTTATGAGAAACAATACGGCTCTCGTATGGGATTCAATCAATTAAGCGGTGATAAAGATATTATATTTGGATTAGATAGAGTAAAAGAACCTAACGAAAAAACAGTAGATTATATTTTAAACCTAACCCATAAACAAAAGAAGGCTGAAGAACTTACTAAGAAAAGTTTTGCCCTCGTAAATAACCCTGATAAATATGACTTTTCTGAGATAAAAACCTTTGTACAAAATATAGGTGGAGTAGAAAAAGAGTATGAATCTAAAATGGATAGAGTAAATCTTGACCCATTAGAACTTATAGAGAATGAAGAAAAGTATGGGAATGTAAAATTTAATATTAAAAGATTACAAGATGCTACACATGGGGTTGGTGGTGGTAATTTTGTAGTAGTATTTGCTAGGCCCGAAGCGGGTAAATCTGCATTTTGGATTAGTTTAGTTGCTAATAAAAATGGTTTTGCAGAACAAGGGAAAAAATGTCATGTATTTATAAATGAAGAACCCGCTAAAAAAATATATGTAAGATTAATATCTTGTTGGACAGGTATAGTAAGAGATTTAATGAAAGAAAGAATAGAAGAAGTTAGAAAAGACTGGAATAAAATACAAGAAAATGTTTTTCTCTATGATTCTGTAGACGTTAGTATGGATGATTTAAATAATTATTGTGAAGAAAATGAGGTAGATGTATTAATCATAGACCAATTAGATAAAATAAATGTTAGAGGTAATTACAATGCCCAACATGAAAAGTTAAAAGAGATTTATAAACAAGCAAGAGAGTTGGCAAAAAGAAATAATGTTTTAGTTATTGGTATCAGTCAAGCAAGTGCAGATGCTCACAATCAACAAAGAGTAGATTTTAATTGGTTAGATAATTCTAAGACAGGTAAAGCAGGTGAGGCAGATTTAATTATTGGTATTGGTAAACCGAGAGATTCAGATAAAGATTATGATAGATGGCTTTACTTATCTAAAAATAAATTAACAGGTGAGCACGTAGACATTGAGTGTTCCTTAAACCATACACTATCGAGGTACGAATGATAACAACACTAGACGTAGAGACAACTTATCAAGAGGGAGACCCAAGCCCTTATAATGATAAAAATAAATTAGTATCGGTAGGTATTAATCAAGAATACTTTTTCTTTAATCATAAAGATAATCCCAATGGCCATGATAACTTTGACAAAGTACAAAGTATTTTGGATGAATCTACTCTAGTTATTGGCCACAATCTAAAGTTTGATTTAAGTTGGATGTATTGGGAAGGTTGGAAATATAATGGGGATATTTACGATACTATGCTTGGCGAATATATTATTAGAAGAGGCCAAAAATTTGATGAACATAATAAGTTAATATCTTTATCACTAAAAGAATCCTGTAAGAGAAGGGGTCTAGGGGTTAAATCAGATATATTCAAAGCATATACAGATGATGGATTTGGTATTGATGAAATTCCTATGGAAAAATTAGAAGAGTATGGAAGAGTTGACGTTGATATCACTTATAAATTATATCAATCACAGATACAAGATTATCAAAGACAACATAATAAAAAACTAATACCTACTAGAAATATGATGAATGAATTTTTAAGAGTTATTATTGATATGGAAATGAATGGTAATTGTATTAACATTGATAATTTATCTGATATAGAAAAACATTTAACAGAAGAACATTATAGATTAAAAAAACATATATCAGAAATTGTTAAAGAAGTTATGGGAGATACTAATATAAATATATCTTCCGGAGAGGATTTATCTAGAGTTATATATTCTAGGACAGTGCATGAAAAAGATATATGGGCTAAACTATTTAATATTGGAATAGATAAATATTCAGGTAGAGCAAAAAAAAGAACCTACATGACAGACCCTCAATTTAGAGGAATACTAGATAAATATACTGATAGAGTTTACAAAACTATTGCAAGAACTTGTGAGAAGTGCCAAGGAGTAGGCTTAATTAGACTAACTAAAGTTGATGGGACACCTTACAAAGCAATGAATAAATGTAAAAATTGTAGTGGGGCAGGTAAATTATATGTAGAAACAGATGCTATTGCAGGATTTAAATACAAGCCCTACTCTTATAAAGATACTTGTGATGGTGGATTTAAGACTGATAAGTTTACGTTAGATAGAATTAGTACCTTTGGTAGAGGAAAGATAAAAGATTTTGTGGATTCTCTTATGAAGTTTAGTATTAATGAAAAACTGTTAAATACTTTTGTTAATGCCCTAAAAACTAATGTTAGGTCTACTGGAATATTACATCCTTCTTTTCACCAAGTAAGGACTGCGACTGGAAGATTATCTAGTTCAGACCCAAACTTTCAGAATCTACCGAGAGACGGGGGTATTAAAAAAGTTATTACTTCTCGATTTGATAATGGGACAATATTTGAATTTGACTTCGCACAGTTAGAATTTAGAACTGCAGTGTTCTTAGCACAAGATAAACAGGGAATGGAAGATATAAGTAATGGAGTAGATGTTCATCAATTTACTGCAGATATTATAGGCTGTTCTAGGCAAGAAGCTAAAGCACACACATTTAAACCTTTGTATGGGGGCATCATGGGTAATGAGAATGAGAAAAGATACTACAAAAAGTTTCTAGAAAAGTATAAAGACATAGCATTATGGCATAAAAATTTAGAACAAAAGGCAATCAAATATAAGTTAATTTCTATACCAAGTGGTAGAGAGTATCATTTTCCTAATGTTTATAGAACTAAATGGGGTGGGTGTAGTCATTCTACTACTGTTAAGAATTATCCTGTTCAAGGTTTTGCCACTGCTGATATAGTTCCTCTAGCTTGTATTAATGTGTGGTCCTTAATGAAAGAAAGAAATGTTAAGAGTTTAATCATTAATACTGTCCATGATTCTGTGGTGATAGATGCATATCCTGGGGAAGAAGATATTATTGAATCTATAATTAAGACTGGTTGTAGCAGAGTAAAAGATTCTTTATTACAATTATATGATTGTGATTTTAATGTCCCTCTAGATATAGAAATTAAGAAAGGCCCTAACTGGCTTGACTTAAACGTAGCTTAATATAGAATTTAAAGTATAGGAGACAAATATGTCAAATGAAATAACAAACCTAGATAATTTATCTTCAGACAAGATTATGAGTTTTATTGGTCAAGATGCATCAGTAGACCCTAAACTTGCTAAGTTATCTATCAATAAACAATCTGAAGATGATGCAGGTAATAAATTACAAGTAGGAACTTTTAGACTTGACGGCACTAGTGCAGGCACAGTAATTGGAAAGCCAGTATTATTTAGACCTTTACTTACGACTTATCAATACAAAAAGTATGATGAGGACAACGAAGAAAACAACTACAAATCTGTAATGTTTACATCATGGACAGACCCTATTCCTGATACAAACGGAACGCAGAGATGTGGTAGTATTCCTAAAGCTGACAGAGATAAGTTAGACCCTATTGAAAAGCTAGAGCAGAATAAGATTACTTGCTACAAGCATACTTGGGGTTTAGTTACCATGAAGGGGACATCCCCTGAAGGTAAAGAAATATCTATAACAGATGAACCCGTGTTATACACTGCGAGAGGTACAAATTTTTTACCTATTGTTGAAGTATTAAGAAGTCTAAGTAAACGTGGTAAGATTATGTATAATAGTATATTAGAGTTTTATGATACAGATAAGCAGACTAAAGGCTCTAACACTTGGTATATTGGAAAGATAAAAGACACTTTCAAACATGCTGATTTCACAGACAAAGATAAAGAGACTCTAAAAGGTTTTCTTGAGATTGTTAAAAGTGAAAACGATTATGTATTTTCCGAACACAACGCAAAACTTAAAGCGAAAGTTGAGGTCTTAGATGATGACATAGTGGCAGAAGTAACTAAAAAGTGATTGTGATATCACATAAACGGCCAATACGTATTTTAAATATAGAATATTATGTTGGCCGTCTCCCTTTAGTGTTAGGGAGATTCTAAAATGATAGAACACTTTAAAAAATTTGATAGTCAAATAAAAAGTTTATTACCTTTATCCTTTAGTCACTTAAATGAATTTGCTTTTAATAGAGAGAGATGGGCTTTGCGTAGGATATTTGGATATGAGTTTCCCACAAGTGCTGCAGCTATACGAGGAAGCGTAGTTGAGACAGGATTAAATATGATTATGGGTGGGGCAGAATATGAAGTAGCGAAAGAAAAAATGATGTATGATTTTGAGGTTAATGTATCAAAAATAAATGACCCTAAGACAGAAGAAGAAAGAGATTACCTAGAACCTTTATTAAAAATAGGGCTAGATTCTTTTCATAATCAAGCACTAAATTGGAACTTGCTTAATTACCAAAAAAAGGTAGAATTAACTATAAAAGATATACCCTTCGTGGGCTATACTGACTTTCACTTTGAAGATAAGACTACTAAAGAAGACTTTTATGTTGACTTAAAAACATCTAAAAGAAAACCTTTTGGCATATCAACTTCACATGCTATGCAACAAGCTATTTATCAAAGAGCAACTAATGCTAATCAAAAACTTTGGTATCTAATCACAAGAAAATCTGGCAGTGATTTTTATCAATTACAACTAGACAATTATCAAACACCAATGAAATTATGTGAACATATAGTAACTGTTATGGGAAATTATTTAGCTAAATTAGATTCAATAGATGATGTTAAAGATTCTTTAATTCCTAATCCTGATGATTGGATTTGGAAAGATGAAGCGGTTTTAAAAGCAAGGAAAGAAGTATGGGGATATTAGGTTGATAGAAAGTGAAAAAACTTAGAAAAAATGATAACACTGTAGTTAAACTATATGTTAAACCATTTGGTGAGAATAAGTATGCTTGTGGGGTGGATGATAAGTTTGACCCCAATACTCCTGAAAAAGAAATGGCTTACATTGTAGCCTTAGGCCTTAGGCAAATATCTTTAGATGACCCTGACTTAGTTTACGGATTAGGTAAACAAGTATATGACATGGAGAATCTAGAAGAAGAAAATAAAATAATTAAGTTAGATGACTGGAGGAAAAAGTTAAATTAATGGAATTTCCAATACTAATAAAAAACTTTAAATTTAATAAAGGCAATCATAATTTTAAAGGAACAAAAAGACCTAGAGATGTTACTATAGATTATGTCAACACTAATGGGCCTGTCTCATTTCCAGACATGGGTATTATGTGTATGCATTCTTTTATGAATGAACATTATTTATATAAGAAACTTAATGAAAAATTTTTAGGTGGAGAATTATTTAGAAATTTAATAAACGAATCTATGGACAATGTTTTAAATGGGAGTATGAAATTATCTAGGAAAGATAACAAATATCAAAGCTATAAGAATCCTTGGATGGATAAGGGAAGTTATGATGAAGTAGAAAAAGTTATGAAAAAAATTAGAGACTGGCAAATGGAGGAATAATATGCGAATACTTAAAGACCCATTCTCAGGAGATTTACTTCTGTCTTTAGATTCATTTGAATCAAAGCAAGTAAAAGATAAAGGATATGTAAAGATATCTACTAAAACAAATTTCTTTGGTTATCTAAAGATATTACATGATGATTTATCTGCAATTATTACAGAGGAACTAAGAAGCATACAATTAAATAAGGAGAAACAGCGTAATGCAAAAATACGAAATAAGTCAAAAACTGATACAAGTGATAATTAACTTTTTATCAACACTACCTTGGAATCAGGTTCACCAAATACTAGGCTCTATAGCAGCAGAGGTAAAAGAAAATGAAGAAAAGAATCTCACAAAAGAAAACAAAAAATGATTTTGTTCTGTATAATTTAAATGTGTGGTACTGTTCTGAGGATAATAATTTTTATTGGGATGAGGATTGTATTGACGGCCAAGAACTTATCAAAGCATTCAAAGATAAGTATGGCGTATTAAAATACTATGGATTTAAGCCTGATGAAAAAGACCCTTGGGAAGGGAAACACATTGAAGAAAATACACTAAGAACACCATTGCCTTTTATTCTAAAGGCTCTTACAAAACATTTACAAGAACATACAAATAAAACTTACAAGACAACTCAAGAGTTATTGAATAGGCTTATTGCTTAAATCTACATAGTTTAAAAGTTTAGCTTTTCTATCTGTGTTATAATCGTAGTTCATTATTGTATTTTTTATCTGATTATCATCCCCAATTGAAACAGAGGATATTAAACTTTCTCCAGTTATATTATTAAGTTCTGGTTGAAATAAATGCCCATAATTTATGGTGTGTTGAACTAATAATGTCTTGTCTCTCACAGATAATTTATCAAAATTAGATTGATAATTTTTTAATCCTCTTTTTTCAGGCATTGGTTGTCCTGTTACTTTACTTTTGTAATTAAAAAAAGAGTTGTACTGATTGCTAGTTCTTTCAGTGTAATCTTTAATAACTCCTTTATTAATGGAATCTGCTTCCATATCAGAAATAATTAAATTTTGTGCTTCTTTTCTTAGAGAATTAATACTTTGTTTATTAGATTTTTTACCTAAATAAGGAGAAAGCTTCTGAATTAAATTTTCATCTAATCCTAATTTCATTAAAGATTCTTTATTATGAAATCCTAAATCTAACCCATTAGCTATAGTTATTCCCGAACCTTCTTTTGGTACATGGCCAATAAATTTATCTTCGTCTTTTTTAGTGCCCTCTAATTTATTCAGTATGAAATCTACATCAATAGGAGCTACTTTTAAATTTACGTCTATTGCCATTACTTCTTAACTAAGCTACCGCCAAAGTATAGCCCAACAATAGCAGACATCAAGTGAGTATCTAAGGGTGTAATTACTAGACCTAAGAACTCTCTATCTAATAGTATTTCTTTTTTCTCTATCAAGAATAAGAATCCATTTGTAAATTCTGTCCATGTTAATATAACTGGTACATTAAATAATACTGGTACTAATTTAGGCCAAGCAATAATGAAGAATACTGCAGTTAAAGCAATGATTCTTCTTGTCCATTGAAAACCTTTATTCTCATATGTTCTTGCACTTTCTATAGACTTCATTTGGAAGTTTGCTCTTTCCATAAGCATTTTTTGTTCTTCCTGTTTTGCTTTGATGCTTTGCCCCCAGATAGACATCATGCCCCCCAGTAGGCTAGAACCTAGCATTGTTATCATTTCAACTGGTAAACCACCCATTATATTTCCTCCTGTATTCTGTTCATTTACTATTTGTCCGACTTGTACTAATTCCACTATTCCTACTGTCGAAAGCAGGAATGCTAAAACTGATTCCATTTTTAATCAAGCATATCATAAAAAGGTTCTTCCCTAGGAGATATGCCTCCCTTTTCCATTTGCTGTTTGCCATCAGTAAGTCTATTTTTAATTCTTCTTTCTAGACTTCTTTCAATAGTTTCTTCTGTGTACCCTTCATCAGTTAGGTACTGATATAAAAACTCAGGTATAATAAAAGGCTCTCCGGTTTTAAAATAGCTATCTGCTAAATAATCCATAACCTTTCCAAAGTTTAATGAAGCAGTT